TTAGGTATAGTATTAACCCAAGCATTAAACATACCTAATGCTTCAAGTCTAACTTCTCTATCACTTACTTCAGGATTAGATTTTTCAAAAGGATTAGGTTGGTATTTATAAGTATTTTTATTTTCAAAATCAGAATGATATTTAGTAAATCCATAATTTAATTTATCTAATTGTTTAATAGTTTTTTTTAATGCTAACTTAACTAATTTTTTATTATCTTTATCCGTCATATCTAAATTAGATGGATTCATAGCTAAAAAATTATCTTTAGTTAATTCAGTAACTTTAAATACTAAATCTTTGGGATATTCAAATTGACCAAAATCAGGTATAACATTTACATTTTTTCCCAATATACCTTCAGTTCCAATTGATCTAACACCTAATTTAGTTTCTCTCTCACCACGTGTTTCTATGATATCAATACCAATTGTTTCTAAAGCTTCATCTACAAGAAACTTTCCAGCAACATTTAAAAAAAATCTTGATCCTTCTAAATTAGTCATTTCATCTCTAATAAAATTATCTAAATCAGATTCTTTTCCATTAAGTTTGGTGTTAAGTTCAGTATATTTTTCTTTAAGAGGTTTAGTTGGATTTCTCCAAGCTTTAACTCTTTCTCTTAAATTTTGTGTAGATAATGACTCCCATCCATTTTGAATAGCTATTTCATATAATCCAGTATTATTACCACCAACATCAATATCACCTTCATTGCTAATTCTTTTATAAACATTTAATCTATTGATAAATTGTTTTTGAAAATCATCTGATTCTATATTCATGCTTTCAGGAGCAAGATATTGTTTCATTACAGTTGGTATATAATTAAGTTTTTTAAATAAATCTAATATTGGGCCACTAGCTTTATTATTAGGATCTAATAAAACATTAACATCATTAATATTATAATATTGTAATATATCATCAGCTAATTCAGATTTTTGATCTTCTGTATATTTATTAATTGTATCTTTTCCATTAATAGCGTTCTCAACTCTTTCTAATCTAATTTTAGTATCATTTAATAATTTAATTGTAGATTGTGTTTGTGTAGATGATAAGCCAGAAAAATCTTTATTTATAATTTCATTTATATTAGTAAATTCATTTTTTCTTAATTTAGCTGTACCTAAATGTGTAATAGATCCAATTTCTTTATTTTTTAAAGCAGCAATTTTAAACGTAAGATCTCCACCAGCATCTGTTCTTAATTTATCTAATGATTTATTTCTATATTCAGCATACAAATTTAATGCTTTTTTATTTATTTCTTTTCTATTAATTAAATCTTTTGATAATAAAACTGCATCTTTGGTAGTTTGATTAAGATCTTCTGGTTTAATATTTTTAAATAAATTACCAGATGACATAAAATTTTTACTTACATCAAATGCACTTTTTGTTTGTGTACCATGTGCTATCATTTGATTAGCAAGTAAAATAGAAACAGAATCTTTTAATTTAGTTGTATAATCTGTTTGATACTTTAATGCATTTTTAGGTTTAGCATTGATAGCTACAGCAAATACAGAATTTATATCAGGTGCTATATTAGAATTAAAATTAGCAGCTATATCATTTACTTTTTGATTAGTTTTTAGTTCAATATTATTTAATATAGATTCAGTACCTACTGTTACCATAGATCCTATGTTATCTTTTTTCATAGAATAATTAGCGTCAAATATAGCATCATCTTTTGCAATTTTTTGAGTAGTTGCATAATTTATAGCTGAAGCATTTTGACCAGCTAAATATTTTGTAGCGTATGCTTTATATGCTAATGGTACATTTTCTATTTTAGTTTTTGCATATGTTTCTGCTGCATTTCTTAATCCAGCAGGATCATATTGAAAATCAGTTCTAAACTTAGAATAGTTTTTATTTACATCATCTGTAAATGAATATAAAAAATTAGCTTCTTGTTTTTTTTGTACTACATTAAATACAGCATCAGCCATATTAGAAAATTCTTTTCCAATACTTTCTAAAGAAGTTTCTTGTTTAGGTATATTAACTCCACCTGTTTTTACACCTACTGTATATGTACCTTTTTTAACTGCCATTATATATCATCCTCTGGGTTGTTCATTGGATATGTTTTAACTGTTGTGCTTTTAGGATTTTTGTAAATTTGATAATTACCATATCCTTTTGCACTTGTTGAAATAATACTCATATAACCACCAGTTACTTTTGCTGATGATTTTGCTTTATCAAGATAACTAGCAGTATCTAATGCAGCAATAGTAGATGCTTTATTTAATCTAATGTTAGCAATATCTTTAGCAGCTATTCTATCTACTTCATCATTAATAGTTAAAAATGATCTAGAAGCAGGATCAAAACCAGATGCTGCAAACATAGCTTTGTTATTTTCTTTATCATTCTCTGCTTTTTCTTTACGTCTATTTTCTTCTTGTATAGCGTTTAATTCATTAAGCTTACGTTGTCTTTCATACTCAGCTAGTTGTGCTTTACTTCTAGCTTTTTCAGCTTGTATAGAAGAATATGTACCTATTCCACTAGCGACAGCACTTACAATTGCCAATGTTGCTGGATCTGCACTCATGCGAAAACTATCTCCATTGCTATTCCCAATATCTTTAGTGGTAAAGGATCACTTTGAGATATTGTGATTGTTGGGTTTTTATCATATCCTAAAAAATTAAACTCTTGTTTTCCACTCACTTTAGACAAATCCGTTCCTGCTGTAAATCCTAATTGTGTAATAACTAAGTTTTTAGATGTTTTGTCAGCAGCTTTTACAGTTAAGTTTAAAGAATCATATATATCAATATAAGCTTTAGATATACGTCTTGGTGATGCAGTTAATGGGCCAGTAGGTATTTCTTTATCAACTGGCATAGTTTCAATAGTTGGTGTGTAATTAAAACCAACTTTAACTTCTGTAGCTTCAGGTGATAATAGTGTAATTTGATCATTACTATCTATTGTAAATTCACCTAATGATGAATTACCATAAACAGCATTTATATCCATTTCACCATATACAGTATTAACATCATGTAAGTAACCTTTGATAAAAGTTATAGCAGCATTATCAGCAGGGGTAGAAACTAGGTTTTGATCTAATGTAATTGCATAACTACCAGATCCATTATTAGTTACAGCAGTAATAGTATATTCCGTACTGTCTGCATCTATTGTAAATACTTCATTAATTTGTGGATCAGATGTTAATCCATCTACATTTAAAACAGATCCAGTTTGAGAACCACCATTAACTAAAGGTGTTCCTCGTTGATTTAAAGTAGTTGTAGTTTGACAATCTAATGTTGTACTATCATCATCACCAAATTTTTCTAATGAATAAACAGTAGATCCATTTAATGTACGTTTAACAACTGCATATAAATATTCATTTATTGCAGCTATAGAATAAAATTCATCATTTTCTTTTGTACTCCACAAAGTCCATCCAGCTATTTTTTCATCTCTTACAGAATGAAACACAGCTAATTTACCACCATGTGTAGATCCACTATTTAAAAAAAATCCATATTGCTCTGGTCTTACAAAATTACCACGTAATACTGTTACTTGTTTTGGACTATCAATAAGATGTGCAGCTAAAATAGATATAGCTGTAGATTTATAACCACCTTCAATATCAGAATAAATAAATTCTCTAATTGTTAATCCATTTTTTTGAGTAAACATTGTTGCTTGATCAAATAACAATGGTCTAGTTCTATTACATCCATATGATGTTTGTTGTCTTACAGTAATATTAGATGGTGTAATAGCAGAAGTATCAGAAGATTGTGGAATATAAAATTCACCACCATCTGTAAATACTTGTAATTCTTTTGATGAAACTAAATGTCTTATTTCATTTACTTGATCTCCAGATAAATCTAAATCAAGAGCATCATCAGCACCAGAGTCGTGTACATCAAAATCAAAATACTCTGATATATGAGAACCTAATAATCCAGCAGGTCTAGATTTTAATCCACCAAACCATAAACGATTATCATGGAAACATACAGCTTGTGGGTAACCTCTTACAACTGAAATTGTTTCTTCTTCCCAATCATAATGTGGGCCAGTACCAGCAATACCCGCTTCAATAATTGTAGCTGTAACAACAGTAGAACTTGTATATCCTGTAATTTTTAATTGTTTACCATCAACTTTTAAATATGCACCAACATAATCAGAAGTAAAAAAACCAACACTAGATGTTACTGTTCTTCCTGTACCTGTTGCGTCTGTACTTAATGTTAATGTAGTGTCTGCTGCTTCATATTTATAAAATGGAGCATGAGTTTTATATGCACCAGAAACAACAATATCTTCGTCTGTTGCAAATGCAAATGTTTTAACTTCAAATGATGTAGCTGAATTTCTAAATATTCTTCTTATTGGATTATCTCTATGTGTAATAAATACTGTATCTCCAAACTGAGTATAGTTTAATTGAAATAATTGTGCTTCTGTCCAATTACAATTAGTAGTTATATTACCATCAATTAAAGATCCATCAGTAGGATCATACACATCTAACCTACCATTAGATAAAGCTAATATAGCTATTTCATCTTCAGAAAATACAAATGGTATAATTCTTGTAGCACCTGTTAAAGATTGTTTATATTCAGTACCTGCTCTACGCATAGCACCACCTTCTGCTAATAAAGCAAAGTTTCTTAATTGTTTAGCACCTTCATAATAAGCTTTAGAATCTGTACGTGTAGCTAATAAGGGATTAATTTCCCCTGCTGAAAAGTTTGTTTGTGTTTGACGTAATACTCTTGCCATTCATCTATGATTCAAATCTAGTGTTTTGTCTAACATTAACAAAACGTTTGACTTCTAATTTTTTATTAGTTGCTTCAGAAGAATCAATATGTTTTGCTCTAAGATATTGTCTTTCAGCTAAAGCATTAAATTGATTTATCATACTAGCATCTCTAGCAACTGAACCAGAAAATATAGATGCTAATTCATATTCTAACGCAGTTCTAAAATATGGTGGAAAGTAAGCTTCTTCTACTCTGTAAATGTAATCCATAATTAATGAATTACCAGAACCATATGCATCTACATAAATATAATTTTTATAACGATCATATGGAATAATGCTATCATTGACACTAATGCTAATGATTTGCAAAGCTTCAGGATCCGTTGGTATTTGATACGCATAATCATATTTACCAGCAGGAACATCAGAAAGTAAAGATAATTGTTTCTGGGTTGTAGCAAAGTTCCATCTATGTTTACATAAAGCAGATTGAACAATATCTTCGTAAATATTAGACGCAACTAAAGCTTCAGTAGATCCATCATCAAATGATGAAATAGGTTGTGCGCCCATCATTACTAGGGCTCTTGCACATATATCAATCTTTGTAGTTGCCATAATATTTAGTATGGGGGCAAGTTACCCTGCCCCCAAAGAATCAAAATGATTATGATCCGTTTACTACAGTTACTGTAGCAGCACCTGTTGCAGAAGATACAACTAAGATATCTACTGTTTGAGTACCACCATTAGAACCTACAGCAAGGATAATATCATTTTCCTTCAGTTCATTAGTTGCTGAGTTGAAGTAACCAGAAGCAGCGATTGTAGCAATCGCATCTCCATCTGTATAGAAGAATACAGAGTTACCACCAGCTTCAGCAATCTTTTTGATTGG